CAGGGTCAATTACAAGTGTCACCCTGACATCGTATTGAGTGTAAGCCGTGCTATAAGTATTTAAATTAGAAGGAAACAAAAACTTATCGTTCGTCTCATCCAAATATGTAGCTTGAGACGTTCCCGCGACATTTCTGTAAACAGGATTTTGACCGATAGCGGTCTCACCCGATTCAAGCAACAAGGTGCAAGTATTTAATGTAGTGCCTGCGGCTAATATGTTGGATATCACCCCGCTATTATTTGACACACTGTAGTTTTCTAGACGCGAATCACCGTCATCAAGGTTTAGTGATGAATTGACCGACTGAGTAAGCACGTTCGCAAGTATAGCGCCCGTTATTTCGTTGTTGGCGTTGGTGGTTATGTCGTTGGCAACAAGAGACAACAAATCGTTTTTGTTCACTCTAAACCCTCACTGTTCTAGCTGAAAATCTACCGCCAGCAATCATCAACGGTCTCAACGCGTCAATAGCAGCGGTAATCGTTACGCCTTTACCAGTCTTGCCATTATCGAAAAACTCTTTTTTTAGCCCGTCAACCTGTTTTAATTTGACCGATAACCCGTCATCAGCAGGCATAACGTTTGTGCCTTTACCGTACTCAACAGCAGCCAGCATCTGAGCCGTGATAAGCTCACTAGGTATAACGCCAGAAGCAACGTCACTGCAATTAGTACCGAAGCATCGAATACTATTCTCACGCGGATATGACAATGATTGCGTATCTAATAGCCGAGTGCCAGAAAATCGACTCTCGTAACGGTTAACGTATCTAGCGCCATTCCTTAAAGCTTCCTCTGCCTTTTTATCAGTAGCGGGTAGCGTTAAGCCTAAAGCGTTTGCGTTATTTCTTGCATCAGCCAAAGACTGGTAGCTGTCTGCGTTGCTTATTCCTGTACCATCTTCGACTATTAGAGACATGATTTACCTACAATGATTTAGTGTTAGGCTTTGATTTTTCTACTACAGGAGAAAGTTTAGCGGCCTTCTTGTTCATCGCAATACACTCTTGCAATGTTGCTTGAGGCTTTTGAGCTTCTGATTTAACTTGAGTTTTCAGTTTAGCTAATTTTGCCTCTAACTCTTTAATTTCCGCAAATACATTCGCGTTATGCTCATCAACCGTTAATTCTTTTTTAGCCATGATATTGTTCCGTTAAGTAAAGCGCCCCGAAGGACGCTAGGTAGAGAGGCTATTAGCCGTTGGTTTGGATGAAAGCGATACCGATGTTCTTACGCTCCCAAACTCGATTCCAGTTAGCAGCAGTAGCTAGCTCAGCATGTGTAGCAGAATCACCAGCTACCGAGGCAGATAAGAATGAGAAGCCTAGTGGATGGATGATATCTGAACGGCGCGAGTAAATAACGTCTTGACCGCCACCGTTACCAGTCGAGGGCAAACGATCCATTTCAGAAGGGACCATTACACGACCTTCGCCAGAAGTAATCGCACCACCACTAAACAGAACGCTTGTGTAAGTGATTCGGTTACTGCCAGCAACAGCAGGCAATGAGTCATCAATTACTAGGCGCTTGCCTCCGTAAGTAGTAAATAGGGTGTTATTGTCTGCATCACGGATGAACTCAATAAGCCCTTGTTTTCGCAAATTGGCATAAACCACCGAATGCACGGCGAGGGCAGTAAACATACCTTGGTGATCGCCTGCCGTAGCTTCCGCATCAATGATAACGCCACCACTGATAATCTCAGCAGCAGTAACAGCGCCAGCACCATCAGTTGCTACGCTATTAAGCATATCACCGCCATCGTTCGCTACGTTATCAGCAAGCAAGCCAACGCAAGATTGAATTAAACGCTTTTGGTTATTGGTAGCCCAATATTGTCCAGCGCGTGAAGTAATCGCGCCAACTGGATCTTCTAACGCAAGTTCACGAGCCAAGTCCATAGTAGACCAGCTCTTGTTTTGTGCAGCTAGACGGAATAACGCCTTATCTGACGTTACTTTGGCAGGCGTAGATACCGTGGCCGGATTATCGCTTGAGTAATTAGGCTCTTCTGTACCTAACGGCTTAAAGAAAGGCAATTCACCAATAGAGCCGCCTTGGCTTGCTTGCTCAGAAAGTCTTGGGTCAGCAACCATAATCCCTGATTGAATGAACGCGTTTAACTCGGTTTGCTTTTCTTGCTCTCGGCGAGAAAAAGTTAATGGGTTGTAAATATCTGAAATTTGTACTGTAGCCATTTTAGGCTCCTATTATTTAGTCATTTGAGCGTATAGCTCAGGTTGAGAGTTGGCAAAAATAGCTTCCTCCGTTGCTGTCATTTGGCTCAACGACTTGGCCTGACCATTCGTCGATGTGGAGCCAGCCGAGCCAGCACCACTACCTACATCCTGACGGATATAATTTTTGTAATCATCGTTCATAACGATTGACTGCGTTAGTTCTTTGATTGTTGCCTTAGTTACGTCTTTAGGCTTAACCTCACCATCTACCGCTGTAATGCTTTCGCGATAGACCGATTCCATATATTTTCGTGCGGCTGGATCAACTGATACGTGAGAGCTAGTAAATTCACTTACGGCAATATCAATAACTCTTGCATTGTCTTTTTCTGCAAACTCAAGTCTGGTCGATTCAACCAAGGCATCCTTTTCAGCTAAAGCCTTTTTGTATGCCTCAACGTTATTGCTAACCTCAGCGGCGGCAATCTCTGCATCTTTCGCAATGGTTGCCATGTCTAACTGGATTTTTTCGTTCTCAGCTTTAATGGTCGAGTTGCGTTCAATAAGTTCTGAGTTTTTATCTTTCAAGCCCTTAATGTCAGCATCATAATCTGCTTGGATTTTAGCTTTAATCTCGTCGCTTAGTTCGTAATCGTCAAAGTTCATGGTTTATACCTGTCCGTTAATTTGCTTGATTTTAACATATTGACAATATACGTCAATATGTGACAATTTTCGTCACTAAAACCCAGCTCTCTCAAACACTGACGGCTCTAAATTACGCATTTCAACAAGAGTAAGAGGTTGGAAATTCTTGCTCAATGATAGGCGTGCAAACTCTTCTGAGGTTAGGCCGCCATCACGTAGTAGCTTTGCTCTTTTAGGGCCGATTGCTGAATCTTGGAATGCTTTAGGCTGAGACTTTAGCCATCCATAATATGTTTGATCTGCCGATGTTTGACCACCACCATTGGCGCCCTTAGATGACCTAGTCGCGCCCTCATCAAGAAAGTCAAAACTCTCATCTAGGACAATAGTAGTTACTGATCTGCAATTTGGATGTATAGGAGGCATGGGACCTTTGCCAACATCAAATCTCATTCCATCCAAAGATGCGCACTGATCGCTTGTTCTTGAGTCTAGCGTGCTTACCCACTCATAACCTTTGACTAAATCGGCGTTAGCTTTCATCGTTGCCTGTCTAGCTTGACTGGACGCGTGCTGCACCATCGTTCTAACGGTAGTCTTTGCACTTCTATTGCTGATATCTAAAACGCCGTCACGGTAGTTATTTGCCTTTGTGCCGCGTATATTTCGCGTTATCTGTGCGTTGGTTTGCCCTTGGTAGAAACCTTGCTGTACTGCGCTTGTTACTCGCGCTGTTTCTCTCTTAGTCCAATCCCTAGCGAAAGGCTCAATAAGTAGATCACCAGCATAATTCTGTATTTGCATTGGGTTCAATCTTACAGCCGCCGATACTTGCACGGCAGCCGGGATTTTAGACTCAAAATTAACTACTACACTTTCATAGCTCTTTGCCTCAAACGCCGCTTGCTGAACTGCTATATCACCAAGGTTGCCCGTAAGCTGCTCTATGTACTCGTCGTATATTTCCTTTTGGATACGCTCAATATCAGATAAAACAACGTTTAACGCCTTCTTAGTCGTTATAGTCTCGCCCTCATCACTGAGACGAATACGAACCGCACGCTCTATACGTTTTAGATATGGCGCAAACTTCTTATGCTCGCCCACCTTTAAACGCTCAAGCAATACTTGGTTACGTACGTCGATCGCGATTAGCTCGTCTGATGTTTTAGGCATCAATGCACCGTAAATTGATTAATTATTTCGCCCGTGCCTATCATGTAAAAATAGATCACTGTTCTCGAGTCGTTATAGTAGCACCCGATGGTGTCACCTCGTCAAAGTCTACGCCCACCTCTTCGTCGATCTCTTCGTTCATTTCTTCCAGGTCGATTGATCCATGTATCGCTTTGCCATGCTGCATTTTAAGATCAAACGCACGCTTAGATATGCCGCCGCCCTGCAATAGTCTGAATTGAGCATCTATTTCTTGCGCTGTTAGCTTAGTATCGTAAAACTCACGATTGAGCTCGGTTTTACCCAGGTATTTGTAATCCATACCCATAAAGATATGACAATACATAAACATTTTATCGTAAGCATCGGCAATGTTAATTGCGATGTTTTCAAGGGTAGACACGTCCGAAGCACGTTTAATTCTAGCCGTCTCTGCCGTTTCAGCTTGGCCGCCACTCATTACAAGCTGCGCACCTAAAGCCGCCATGCGCTCTTCGTCCTTCTCCATAAGGCTAGCTGATATATTGTTGGGGTCTGGTGATATGAACTGTGCGCTACCGCCGCTGCCTAGTATTATCGCCTCGCCTTCGCCCGTCCCAACTTCTGCGCTTTCCTCTTCATCGTCTACAGCTCTTTGGTATTTGTCGTCTGAGATAACCAGTTGTGCGGCGCTTAATTGGTATGACGTAGATCGAAGGTTTGCCGATTCTTGATAATGACCAATATTTGTATCTGCTAATGGCTCAAGTGGTAGCAAGTCATAAGATGGGTCGTTATTTATCGAGCCAACAAAAGAAAATGGTATTCTTTCAAGCTTCACATTACCGCCACCAGTAACACCTATCTCTTCACCAATAGCAGAACCATAGCCTGTCGCCTCAGCTCCCGCCTCGCCGTCATACATTTGGACGCTCACACCTAGATCACTAAGGCGGTAAACCTTGTAAACAGTATCAACCGTTCGATCAATCTTGTTGTCGTTAAACTTAATTCTCTTCTCTCGCAACACAAGTAAATCTAATACTTTCGAGCCATTAACAATGGACTCGTTATAGTCCACGATATTCTCAGCAGTGTATTGTTGTATAGATGGGCGCAAACCTGCATCCACATCAGCACGCGTAACTTCTTTGCCGTCATTAGCTCTAGGCATATCACACAAAAGACCGTGACGACCTATCTGTGTTGTATTCCATGCTACTAACTGGCTTTGCTGGTCTAAGCTAAGACCGCCGCCGTCTGCATTATCAATAAGGTAAGCCATTCGAGCATCAAATTCTGTCCATGCTGGATCAGCACGAAATAACATCCCCATTAAACCCGATAACGTTCTAGCTGTAGCCCCGAAGAATCGAGCGCCGTTAATATAGCCCTGATTCCTCATTACATTGTAACTGGTTTTGTCGTTAGGACTTAAAGGCCGAAGGTATCTAGTCGATGGTAGCTTTGACTCATCACTAACCGAGGCAGCAAGTGCAGAAAGATCAAAAGCCTTTAATCTGTACTCACCCTCCACAACGTCACGCACCCGCTTGTAACGAGCCGCGTATTCTGTGTATTTAGTATTCAGTATCATAGTCGCTGCCTGTGCCTAACTTTGGTGATTCTTGTTTGTGTTCTGGTTGCACACCGATATCTCAATGCGTCATAGTCGTGATCTTCTTGCGTGGTATCCACATCGTCCGGCTTCTTGCTATCACGCGCAAGTATAGGGAATCTGGATATTATACCCCTTACGTTCTCAAAAAAGTATAGCGCGGGTCTTTCGGGTAATTTGCTTTGATTGTCTGCACCCTCTAAAGCCGCCTCTAGCATTTCACATAATACGGCAGCACCATTAACGCGTGACCCCGGGCTTTTGTCTGCCGTCTCCCAGTAAACGCCCTGCGACTCCATTTTCATAGCAATTGATATTTGATCGTCGTCTTTATTGAAGATAGCGCCATCAGCAACGCCAGCCCTTACCTTTTTGCTGATAATACTAGGAGTTATATTTATCTGGCCACGAGTATTATCTATTTTACTTCCATTCAACAAAGAATCGTCGATCTGCTTAACCACTTTAGCCACGTTAGTAGCTGACATATTCAAGCCCTTGTTTTCCTGCTCATCTTCGCAGCCGTAAAACTCACCTATGCAAAATATAGTTCCACGCGGGAATGACTTTTTAATGCCGTCAATCTCGCACTCTTCACCGTTAGACTCAGCAAACCACAAATTAGAAAATGGCTTTGACTCACCCCAATCATGCGATCGGTCAACCGTCCATGAGTGCGGGATAGTGAACGGCTTAACAACATGGATACGTTCGTCCCATAAATGACCAAACCGACCACCCGCAACAACAGACCAATCGCCATTAACCCACGCTCTTCGTTTGTTCGGGTCTTTTATATTAAGAAGATAAGCAATGTAAGTAGGATCGAGGAATTTATTTTCGCGCCATGATCCATGTATAGCAACTCGAGTTAAAGTTACTGTCTCTTCTGTATCATTTTGTGGGTTAATTGTTTTGATATGTTCGCGCTTAATCGTCCCCCTGGGCACTGGATCAATAAAACGCTTCTTAACCCAGTTGTGACCAACGCCAAAAGGATTGGTTGTAGACATGCACATCAAAGGAATAGGCGGCAATATTGAGCCATCTGGCTTAGGGTAATCTTTTGGCCTGAATGATGATCGCATACAAGAAAACATACTGGTATAGAATTCGTCATCACACCGCTTAGTTAATTCGTTATGGCCGATAAAAGGGAACTCTTGTCCGTGGTAGTTCCAATAGCCGTCAGCTTTCTGCTCATATCGAAATAAAAGCTCTTCACCGCTAGGCCAAACCCATTTTAAATCACTATTTGACGACAAGAATCGCGCCCCGTCATTAAATCGACGAAACAGCTTTTTTGATTGAGATATGATGTCACCGAGGTTCTTAAACTCAAGATCGAATATAACACCCTTCCAGAATGCACCATAACCTAAACCAACGTAGCGCCTAAACTTCATTAGCTGTGCAGCAGTCTTCATGCTGCCGCGAGTACCTTCGAATAATATCTCGTTTGCAGGACATGATAACGCTAAGCATTGGCCACCCTTCTGAGGCTTGAACGCTATATTGTATTTAGTCATCACGGTTTAGTATTTCGTCTTGCTGTGATTGAGCTGCCTGCTCCCAATCTTCAATGCTGCTAGCGTTAGGCACTGGCATTATGTTATTAATCGTAGTGTCTGATGGCTTATCATCGCTATCTTTCTGCCCTAGCCATTGCTTGCCAAGCCATATAAGCATTGTTGGATTACCTTCATCCACCGCCTTTGTGTACTGTTTGCGACGTAATGACATTTTACCATTGGCGCTCTTTTGCTTGAAATAGTCCAAAAAACCACCGTGACCATCAGCCTTAAGCGTGTTGTTTAAATGCTCATAACTACAGTCAAGCATTGCCGCGCACTCCTCACCTGTGCAGTGTATAGCGCATAACTGATCCAGTTTAGGGTAATCAATCGGCTTTTTTGGTGCGCCGCCTTTATTCTTTTCCTTTTTAGCGGTAGTCATTATACATCCTCTGTAAAATTTATTATCAGCTCTTCTTTGGCCGCGCTTATAATTTCATCTACATTAGAGCCTATCTGCTCATAAAAAGATGGATTTTCAATTGCTGATTTTGCTCGCTTGTATTTCTTTGTCGATTCACTTTTGTCATGGAATTTTGAAGCTACATTGATAGCTTTTATGTAATCGTTTTTACCTAGCAATTCTTTTATTAATTGCGTTTTGCTTTTCATGGTACTCCCCCGCTACTTAACCG